TGAATAGTTACAATGTCATTGGCTTCTTCGTCTGGGATTTCAAAATTAAATTTATCTTCAATGGCCAGTGCAATTTCTACAACGTCCAAGGAGTCTGCCCCTAAATCTTTAAAATCTGTGTCTTTGGCTAAATCGGTAATGCCTTTACCTAGTTGGTCAGCTATTAATTCCAAAACTTGTTGTTCAATTGTCATATAAATCCCTATACTCTAAAACTTTCGCCGCAACCGCATCGATCGCGCTCGTTTGGATTAACAAACTCAAACCCTTCATTAAGCCCATTACGAACCCAATCAATTATTAATCCATTCATATAAACTAAACTCTTAGCATCAACTAAAATTACAAAACTATCTTGAGCAAAATTTGTTACTCCAACTTCTGCTTCATATTTGTCAACATATTCTAAGGTGTATGCTAGTCCGCTACATCCTGTAGTTTTTACGCCGATCCGGATACCAACTCCGCTTCCCCTTTTTTCAAGAAGTTTTTTAATTGTCTTTTTGGCTGTGTCTGTTACGGTAATCATTTACTGCTGCCTTAATTGCATCTTCTGCTAAAATAGAGCAGTGAATCTTTACAGGAGGCAATGCTAGTTCTTCGGCGATTTGGGAGTTTTTAATCGATCCTGCTTCGTCGAGTGTTTTTCCTTTAACCCACTCTGTGACAAGGCTTGAGCTTGCGATTGCCGAGCCGCAGCCATACGTTTTAAAGCGAGCGTCTGTAATAATACCTGTATCATTATCAACCTTTATTTGTAGTTTCATTACATCGCCACAGGCAGGTGCTCCCACCATGCCTGTGCCAATTGAATCATCACCTTTGTCAAAACTACCGACATTACGAGGGTTCTCGTAGTGATCAATAACCTGATCCGAATAAGCCATTCCAAACTCCTTGTTTGGTATTATTTATTATTTGGCTGATGCTTCTTTACGTGCGTTCTTAACGGCTGTTACATCGTTACGAACTTCTTTGCAAAGTTTAGCAAGCTCTTGCAAATGCTTACGAACTCGAGTGCCGGCTGCACCGACTTCCTTGTCATAAAACTTTTCAAAGTCGCCTTCCATTGCCTCTACGATTGCTGTAAAATCTTGATGTCTGTTTTGTGCCATAATGGTCTCCTTATATGTTTAATTAGTTGCTTATTACTGGGGATAGAATATTTTCTAGCCAAACTTTACATTCAGTCCAATTTCGATAAATGTGTGAACGCCCTCCCGCTGCTCGCCATTCACTGCAATTGCTAATTCGATCATCTATTAAGATATCACCGGGTTTACAATGTTTATGTTTATCGAAACTATAGGGACCAAAAAATACCGGAATATTCGGAAAACGTTCGTGAGCCCACCAAACTTTATCTTGTGCAGCATATGGCACAGAAGAGTCATGAGGAAGTGCTGTTAAAAAATAAAGGCCATCGGCTTGACCCGCTGTCACTGCATTTTTACAATATTCAACTAACTCATGTGCGCCTGGTTTAATAGGTAAATCTCGATAAAAACGCTGGTTAGCTTTTACTTTTGCCCAATCGCTTTCTGGTATACGCTCGCCGTATTCCCAGTTACGGTTTACAATTGCCCTGGCGGCGGGCATCCAATCGGCGACAACGTCGTCCATGTCTAAAAATATATTCATACAGTGAGTTTAGCAGATATGACTTAACAAAGTCAATCTAATTGGCAAATACGTTACCTGATCCGGAAATAAGAGCGCCTGCGTCTGTTGAATCGCCGATTCTAGCAACAGATATTCCGCCAACAAAGACATTGGGAGATCCTACATTTATTGCTGTTGAATGGGTGGCTGAGCAGCGTCGGCCGCCGTATCTATGAACTACTGTAGGATTACCTTTACATTCGATCGGAATGCCGTTAGCATATACTTTAGCAGATGCTCCGGTAGGCCCAGTGACGGTGGTAGTACCATCACAACCATGTCCTGTAGTTGTAGTATCACCTTGTCTTACTATTCCCGGCATTCTAATTCTCTCTATTTTATCGTGTTACAATGCTTCCGGCACTAACTGGTTGAATGCCAGTAGTTTGGAATGTATATTGTTCGCCTACATCTTTTAAAGTGTGCCCTTGCAATACAACGGCACTTTTATTTATTGAATAATCTGCATCAGGATTAATAGTGAACATTACTGGGCCGAGGCCTGGACCTTTTGCAGTCATAGCAATTGATAACGGTCTACCAATTGTAATCGAGGACATGTCTTCTTTTACAAATTTACCAACAATTTCTTCGCCAGAAAATAATTTTAAACTTATAATATCACCTTCTGCAAATTTAGATTTTTCTAAAAACATATTAGCCCGCCACGTATCCAGAGTTAGTAAATCCAGTTTCTTCAATGTACTTTTGCAAGTCAGTGAATCCGCCGATGACATTACCGTTAATAATAATTTGAGGGACTGTACGAGCAGTAGGTACTGCTTCTAACAAATCTTCTTTTGAGTACCCGTCGCCAATTTTCTTTTCTGTAAACTTAATACTTCTTTGATTTAATAATGCCTTGGCTTGATCGCAATACGGGCAATGATACTTGCTCCAAACAATAACTTCCATTTTTATTTTCCTTTCATTTGTAATTTTTTAAATTATAGGTAACTCGTCGTATTCAATAGCATCACTCATAACACCAATGACATAATTTGTCGATTCACTTTCTTGTAGTGCTGTTTGTTTCTTACTGGTATCACTATGCTTATTGAACCAAGGAATAGGTGTTGATTTAGGAGCAGGACTTAGGTACTTAATACCGATATCCTTCAATGCTCCTACTGCTGTATAGTCTACAAAGTCTTTAAGAATATTCGCATTAAGACCGATAACAGGTCCCTTGTGGAATAGGTAATCTGCCCAGGCTTTTTCTTCACGTATAACATCCATGTAGATTTGGTATACTTCTTCTCGACATTGTTCGGCTACCTTAGCGAATCTCTGATCTTCTTTGACTACCTGATTAATCAACCAAGCAGTCCAACCTTTGTGTAGCAGTTCGTCTTGTAAAATCAAGCTGATAATGTTGCCATTACCGATAAAGATCTTGTTCTCTACCATTGCAAGGCTTGTAGCAAATGACACCATGAAGCGGAAGGCTTCTAGTGCATAGCTGGCATGTAGTGCTAGGTAAATTGCTTTGATGTGATCCTGTGGCTCGATGTCAGCATTGCATTCTACTGCACAGTTAATCTGATGTAATTCATCATAATACTTGCCGACGCTAGACGCCATGTCAACAATCTCTTTGGTGTCATGGATAGTGTTAAACACTTCCTTGGGTACGTTGTAGATGTTACGAATGATATGACTGTATGAACGACTGTGAATGTTAGTTTCAAAGAATGTCCAGTTATAAACTAACGCTTCTAATTCGGGTAGACTTACGACCGGAGTAAAGATTTGACTTGGGCCGCGACCTTGCAGACTGTCAAGAGCAGTTTGCCTAAGCAGGTTACTAGTGAAGATATGTTTAACTGCATCTGATGCATCCTTGAAATCGTTTGCATCTTTGGTTAGACTAATTTCTTCAGGGACCCAAAAGAATCCACGGGCTGTCTTTTCAAAGTCTACAACTTTATTATATTTTACTTCTTCAAATCGCTGGATAGTAACTGGACCAGCCGGGTCCAAAAACATTTTTCGATTTACATAATCTGTCTTTGTGTTTAAATTGTATTGTTGTTTACTCATTTATAGTTTCCTGATGCAAGTACGATTTTGCATATATGCTCTAACCTTTCGATGTGCTCATAAGCACGCCATGGACTAGTGTCGATAGCAACAACTCCATGTCCTTTAATACCTACAATATCGTAAGCTACATTACCGTCTTTATCTAATTGTAACATCTTATGAGATTGGTCTGCAAGTTCTTGACTAATCGGCGGCACATCGCCTACATTAGGTGCAACTCGAGTATAACGGTTCAGTTCTGGAAAAGCATTGCTAATAGTACTTAGGTCTATTCCGGCATGCATAGCTGCAATACAGTACGTTGGATGCACATGGACAACAACACGAACATCGTTGTTGTGTTGTCCCATTTCTTTCTGTAGGCCAAAATGCAGTGGCAGCTCGCCGCTGGGTTTTAGATTTGCGCTGATATCTGTGTAAGGCATGTCTTCCCATGAATACCAATAGTCTAAACTACCATACCCACTCTTTAGAGATTTTTCGATTTTAATTTTTTTAAATTGATCTGGTTGTAGCGTTTGTTTACGAACACCACTCGGTGTAATGTAAAAGTGATCTCGATCGTGGTGACGTATACTAACGTTGCCGTCACGACTAGTGATCCAATTACGCTTATAAGCGTCAGTCATTATGTCACAGATAGTTTCTAGCATTATAGTTTACACGCCTCACAGTCGTCCTCTAGTTCAACTTCATGTCCGTTAAACTTAACTTCATGGAACCCATTTAGTTTAGGTTGGTCTTCTTGCATCTTAGCGCCTTGCTTATTGATCAAGCTATAATAGAATGTTTTAATTCCCCATAACTGTGCTTGCATTAAGTTTTTAGCAATCAGTGTAGTAGGTACCTTACGATCTGGGAAGTGAGCAGGATTATAAAAAGTATTGGTAGAAATACTTTGATCAATATATGCTGCCAAAACAGCAGAAGTTTTAATGTACCCTTCGCAGTTTGTCTGCTCCCACATTAATTGATATTTGTTTTTTAGTTTATGATACTCTGGAACAACTTGGGTGAATGAACCTGCTTTTGATTCCTTAGTAGAAATCAAGCTCATAGGCATTTCAATACCGTTAGTTGAGTTAATAACAACTGAACTAGATTCAACTGGTGCGATAGCCATTTGTGTAGCATTACGTACACCATGCTCTTTCATTTGTGCTCTTAATGTTTCCCAATCTAATTCCGGTGCAAAGTTAGCAAGCTCATTTACACCCTGGGCTCGTCTCTCCCACGGGAATATCCCTCGACCGTACCAAGTTTTATCTGAGTCTTTGCACTTTCCTCTTTCCTTGGCCAATTCCACTGTAGCTTCTGTAAGATAAAACGCTTGATGTTCCATCCAACTTTTAACTTCTCCCAGGGCATCTTTTTCTCCGTATTTTAGGCCGCGTTTAGCATGCCAGTAAGCAAGATTAGTAACGCCAATACCTAGCGGTCTAATTTCATCGTTACTTAATTTAGATTGAATACTTAAAAAGTCTTGATAATCAAGTATATTGTTGAGACTACGGTGAAGTATGCGGCAAGCACGACGCATATCTTCTGGATTCCTGAAAGAGCCCCAGTTGATACTGCCAAGTGTACACAAAGCAATACGGCCACTATCATCATCGAGACGTTTAAAAGATTTAGTAGGTAATAAGATTTCACAGCATAAGTTGGACTGGTAGATTGTGTGGTACTCAGGATCGAATGGTCCTTGGTTCATTACATTATCAATGAACACTAAGTAGATACGCCCGGTGTCAGTTCTTTCCTTTAGTATACCACCTTTAAACACTTCTTCTGCAGACATTGTCTTTTTACGAAGTTTAGTACTACGCTCGTACTTTACATAGAGCTCTTCGAATTTTTCCGTGTTGCTGTAGAAGGCTTCGTAGAGGTCTGGGACTTCGTTTGGATCAAAGAACGTAATTTGTTCCTTGTTTTTAAACCGGCGCCAAAAGAACGATGAGAGGACAACTCCGTAGTCCATGTGTCGGACTCTAGTTTCTTCTGTTCCTTGATTATTTTTAAGAACGATAAGGTCATCAAACTGGTGATGCCAGATTGGATAAAACACCGTAGCCGATGCATTTCGAATACCTCCTTGACTACAACTTCTCAAATCACCAAACCACTTCTTTAGAAAAGGGATCATGCCGGTGTGCATAATTTCACCTCCCCTAATAGGGGATCCCAATGGGCGTAGGCGTCCAATTTCTAAGCCAATGCCAGCACGTTTGCTGGCATACTTGGCCATCATTTCTCCAGATGCAAAAATACTGTCAAGATCATCGTCGCTACGAATAAGCACACAGGAGCTGAATTGCTTTGTTGGAGTTCCAAGACCAGCAAGAACAGGAGTAGCAAGAGTAAATAGGCCATCACTAGCCGCGTTATAGTATTCCTTAATAAAGCGCATACGGGCTGTATTAGGTTCTTCTTTGTGGAAGACAGTTGCGGCTGCAACCATGTAACGAACTTGCGGAGTTTCATAAATTTCCTTTGTTGCACGATTGCGAACAAGGTACTTTTCGATTAACTGTTCGATGGCAGCATATGAGTATTCCTCGTCCTTGTTATGGTCAATCATGTCATTCATTTTGTTC